TGGTGGCAATGGAGGTTCAGGAAAAGTAATTCTTAAATATTATGTTTAATCATAATTATACACCGATGCACATTGCATGTTACGTTCAAAAAATACATCGTCTACTTGGAAGATGTATTTTTGTAATAATTGGCCTATGTAATTCTTTAATGGCTTAAATATCCAATGAAATCACATTTTTATCCGACTTGTTTTTTCTACGATTTGTACGCTTGGGCATGTTCGAGTTTTGCATCTCATTCAATGACGCAATTGAAATCATCGAGTCATCCCCCTGATTCGGGGCTTCTCGTGTTTCTTGAATATTGATTGACCGCGTCTTCAATCCTGACAAAATATTGTCAATATCGCTGTTTTGTGGCCCTCTCATTTCGGGGCGTTGACTGGGAGTTGCAATCTTCTTAGGAGCCTCATTTATTCCCTGAAAGTTGTTATTCACGTCTACTCCTGGCTCACGGAACATGGTTCCACGGCTCGCGGCAATATCGGGTCGGCTATTCGGCGCATCCGTAAACGTCATACCCGGACGCTGTGGCGCAGGACGTTCCTGAGTATTTACCGAAGCTGGCGGCGGAGGTCCACGAGGCCGGTTGTTATGGTCTTGCATCAAATTTTGCGCAAACTCGAAACTGGGAGACTGCTGGCTCATACTGCTCACGGTTGCATTCGTGAACATCTTCATCAATTCTGGACTCTGTTTAATAACATCATTAAATCCGGGCGCAGCGCTCGATAACGCCTTGTTCGAAAAGTTCAACACGGCTGCACTAAAACCCACACGCAACAACAGCGACAATTCGGGTGCCATCTTTCCGCCCTTGTATTTATCATGCAACTCCGCGAAAATTTCCTCATAGCTATCAATATCTTCACTTACTTGTTCGCCCCAACCGTCCAAATTCAAATCAAATGGATTAAAGACTGCATTACCGTACTCGAGGGAATTAATAAATGTCATTAACCACCAACCCTGCAACTTCACTGCATCTTTTTTACGTTTGTCGTCCATCACGGTTTCGTACTCATCTTCAATCTCTTCATAAGGCGAATCAATGGTAAGTTGTGAACTCTGTTTTAATTGTCCCTTTTCATACCATTCTTCCATCTTTTTCAACATCAATCGCTTCTTGCGACGTTTTTCGCGCTCATTTAAGTTGGACGATGAAGAAGCCGCTGGCCCGGAAGCTGGAACATCATTCATTTTGGAAAATCCGTCCCACGTTTTTGTGTTGCCTGCACTTTCACGAGTCGCATATCCTAAATTCGCATCGGTCTTTGTATACTCGTTTGTCGGGCTTTGTGCGCGCTGTACGGGTTGTGCAGTCTCGGGCTTGCTTCCCATAAATCCACCCAACCCAAATAGACTGGCCGCCATACCACCGAGCGATTTTGTATTATCGGATGATGAATTATTTCGCGAAGCGGCGGTTGCTTTACTCGACAATTCATTCATTTCTTGTTCTAAATCATCCAAATCACCTAAATCCAACTTCATGTTATCGCCAGACGCGCTTCTTTTTTTATCGTTCATTAGTAATTCTATTCCAGACCCAAAGTTAACAGACGATGTCGCATTACCGCTGTTAAAATCTAGAGAAATGGGTTCTAAATTATCTAAACTGATATCGATCGATTCCATTGTTATGATATTTACACAAGTTTTATTTTTAAATCATCCGCATAACATATAATATTTTGCTGTTTGAAATACCACATACCTTGTAAGAATGCATCTGCTAAATCATCCTTTTTACGGGTATTCATTGATAAATTCCAATGCGTAAGCGCTGCATTCTTTTCAAGTATTTCTTGACAATAAGTTATACCGTCACTTTTATGGGCTTTATAATGGGGATTTGTTTTACTGGATTCACTTGCACCGGAAACCGTATCCGTACCATGCTCTACTATTGCATTCGTCGGTTCGCGTAATGCTGGAATTTGCTTGAATTGGTTCAATTTATGGGATGACGAAACAAAGTCGATGTGTATATTGTCATTTTTCATAATAAAATACTGTGCTAACATGCCTTGTATTGTCTTCATTCGATTTGCAATCGGCGAGATTTGGTTCTCAATCAGTACATGGGTAATGGAATCTATATCCGGCAATAAGTCAAATAACCGTTTGATAGACTTGCCTATGTGAATTAAATCGATTTCATTTGCATTTTTCGATTTTAATGTGACAATGGGGTCGAAACACATCTGTTTATAAAACCCGGAAAGTATTTCAATGAGTTGCTCCTTTTTAAGCGTTTTTGCATCCCGATTTAATAACAACATATGTGTGTTGCATAATGCGACCAGGTCGGGGACCTTTTGTTTTTTGATAAACGCCGATGAGTGTTTTTTGGTGGGAATGATATATTGTTTATAGATTTTGGCATGTCGGTCGCAAAAATATTGGTCAAATTTGCTATATTTCGCCGCTTTATTGCACATTTTTGGCTCGATTTTTTTATTTTTCCCGGCAACCATACAATTACATGGAAATATTGCGGGCGCTGCCTCCTCAATCATACTGAGAACATTCCAATCATGAATCGTTATTGGCGCATCGGCATTCTGCGTTGACGACAATACGCAATACGCCATATTTTTTATCCCAATATCAAAACTTATTACCTTCATGTATGAAGATAATAAACGAGCTGTTTCTATATGCCCATATTCAAAAAATACTTATGCCTTCGGTTTCTCTGCGCCCATAGATTTGATGAAGACGTCTTGTGTAATCACGGGGGAGAATTTGCGGGATTGTAGGTCTTCGCGAGTCAAGTAGTTCGTTTTTAAATCACTAATCGTGCGACCAAGAACAGATTGATTGTCTTGCACAGACGTATATAGAGCGGGGCTAGATGCACCAACAAACTGATTCGATTGAATGTTAGGAGCGGCGGTAAATCGGCTGTTATATCCTAAATCATTGGACGATTCTCTAAAATTTTGTTCCATCACTCCGGTAGCGTTCTTTGTAAGAAATCTACGGTATTCCCAGTTAGACCTAATCTGGTTCTCTTCAATAAGTTTTGCGTTCGCAACGGCGTCATGTTGCCATGTAGCAGTGATTGAACGCCCGTCATTCATTAATGGTGGGAAATGAGGATATTTGTTATTGGTTCTATATCCACGCTCAGATTGTGGTACGGTCTCCTTTATAACCGGATATGCAGATTGTATAGTCTCTGGATGAAACGACATGGTTGATTGCATTATAATATACAATAGAATTATATATTATACTTGTTTTTTTTATTTGGATAGTATGAAACAACTACACTAAATATCACTAGATTCGATTAAATGAATCAATTCTTGCTTTTTCATTTTACTTGGGTCGCTAACTAACCCCTTTTCAATAACATATGCTTTCAGTACAGGGAGTGTCATTTTTTTGTAAATATGGCTGTTGTTTTTCGACTCTGCTACTGAACTGGTAATAGATGAATCGTCTAAATGATGTTCACCAGTAGGCAACTTTTCCACATGTAGCTCTATTTCTTCCATATTTTCGATATGTGAGCCATCATCGTCGACTTGGTCATCTCTGTTACCGTTTTCGGCATGTAGGTCTTCAACTGTTTCGATAATATCGAACTCTTGTTGATTATCCAAATTTATAATACGAACGGTATTCGAATCATCGTTTGCAGCTGAAGTGACAATTGCGTCGTCATCGCCGCTTTCAGCAACATCGTGGGCACAAACGTTAATATCATCGTCTTCACCACTTTCAGCAACATCATGAGCACAAACGTTAATATCATCGTCTTCACCATCATCTTCGTCGTCACTGCTCTCCTCCTCATCGTCGCCATCATCATCATCATCATCATCGTCGTCGTCACTGCTTTCATCATCATCGTAATCACTCACTTCATGTTCATCGTCGCTAATCGCAACATTAATTTTAGCATTATCTGGACGCACTGGTGGTGCAGACATCTGGGCAGGCGCTCCTCCTACGCGAAACGCACCGCGAATGTTACCTAATTCACTAACAACGTTATTAATAATTTCAAACGTAGTATCACACTTATTTTCTAATATTGCAAGTCGCTGTTTAAAATGATATACTAAAAACAGAACTAGTACAAAGGTAATGCCTAAACTCAATATGAAAAACGACTCTAGCATTCCAATTAAACTCATTATACTAGGAATACAAATTATAACATATTAATAAACGAATGTCTAAATTCTTTTCGCAAGAATATTAGTATAATACGGTTCACAAAAAAAACTGGTTATAATATATAATTATGAATCAGTCATTTGAAAATACTCAAAAACCAATAACGCCGAGCGTGACCGAACCTACTATTGTACCCGCCTCAACCGGCGAAATGAATATGTTTAGTGGAAAAAACATGGTTATTGGCATATTAACTGTCTTACTCGTGCTCTCCTTTTTAGGTATAAATCTGTTGGCATATATGGGTAACATGTTACAAACAATTATTAATGTGTTCGGCCCCCTATTCGCACAAATATTATCAGTGTTTGGGTATACAGCCGGTACCGTAATTGACAAATCAACGGATGTAGTAACTGATGTAGCCAAATCGGGTATTGATTTGGCTGGCGATACCATACAATCTGCTGCTGAATTATTAAAGGATGCGAGCCGCGGGCATGTTGCCGCTTCTGCAGTGAACCAGCTCGATAATTCATTTAAACATGGAAAAAGCAGCAAATTGGACAGTGCGATAAATAACTCAAAGCCAGGCATGAATCAACCCGTCCCTGATGCGAGTGTCGACCCAATCCAAAAGCCAATCACTGCAGGAAAGGTGAACTGGTGTTTGGTCGGTGAATACCAGGGAAAACGCGGATGCATTGAAGTTGACGACGATAGCAAATGCATGTCAGGACAGGTGTTTCCATCACAGAATATGTGTTTGAACCCGACGCGTACTGTGTTTATGCACTCGCATGCACAGTAATTTCGAAGTAAATGAGCGTGTAATATAATAAGTTATTTATGAATTTTCAAAAAAATAATATAGACTTTCAACTGTATATTATTTACGTTTCGCCACCAATGTTTTTTTTGCATGTTTTATTATTGACCGAAGATAAACTGTTTTTACATGGTTCGTCGACAACCACAAATGATGATTCTGTTATATTGCTAGAATGTGAAATAATGCACGAATATTTGCAAAAATATAAACCGTTGCGAATATTAGAAACCCTTGTTTTGCGCCAAACATGTGAACTAGATTTTTTTGTAAAGAAATACATGAAGTGTTATGGTATTGATAATGTTCGAGGCGGGTCGTATACAGATTTTGAGTTAACTAATGATGAAAAAAAATTCATAGAGCGAGAACATTTGATGACTATAGACAAAATGGAGGCAAAAGTTGCGGCGATGGCAACTGTTTTCAATGAATATAAGGATATACGTAGATGGTCACTTGATAAAATAAATAAGGAAATGTCATTAGTAACTCGACAGCAAACATTATATGACAACGAAAAAACGATGTTGAATAAATTAAGCATCGGCAAAAATAACATACAAACCAACCGAATTTTTCTAACAGATTTAAAATGGATATTAAATCAATGTGCAAAAAATATGAAACAATCGGTGGATTCCAGTACACCGGGACGTGTATATTCTGCAAGCAAAGATGTAGCTACTAAATATAAACAAATATTGAATAAAATGAAGGCATTGTATGCAATATTCTGTGAACACATTGACGTCGAGATAAAATATGAACCCCGGATTCATTTATATGCACCGGAAACATTACTCGATGTGTGTTTTTTTCATTGTCATCCATCTCGTAATTGGGAACCGTATATAGTTCAAGTTATTGATATGATTGAATACTACGAATATATATTTTATTGTGTGATTACTCGTATCGACGAATATAAGTTCGATGTGAATACATATCCGCCCGACTTTGAGTTCACAAATCGATATAGAATCAATTATTTACAAAAGTGCATCGATTCTAACGACTCTCGCGGTATAGTTTGAGGCATCTGGGGTCTTTCATGGCATCACCGAACTTGATGTTGAACTTTTTCGAACACATTTTCAAGTGGTCAATCCACTTTAGTTTTGGCATAGGACTATCGACCGCAGGAGAAGCAGAATCAGGGCTTTTCTTGGCGGTCTTGTTGCGCTTTACGGTGTTTTTGGAAGATTTATGGCATTTCCCTGTTTTGGGAGGACATCTGCGAGAACCAGGAGGGCAGCGAGGCATATTATATATATACACCCACATATTATTGTTTATGTAAAAAATTGAGAACAGTTTTACATAAATATGAAAAGTAAATGAATCAATCAAAACGCGACAATGCCTAAATTAACAAGAGATGAGATGTTTCAGCGTGCGATGGCTGAGTTTTTGCAGACAGTTGAAGTCAAGCTGACCAACGGTGAAATAAAAATATTTCACATACAAACATACACACTTACAAATAAAACAGAAAACAAAACAAAATTTGAACACGAATATATATTGGATATGCCCAAAGATGTCGTTATTGCATACCGCGATATCACAAGTCACTTAGAATCGAGTGAGGTCGTATGGGAGGAAAGTGAACCCATTTACGGGATTCAAGAGTTGCCATCGATTGCCGAATTTATGCAATCGTTTAATGAATATTTCAATCCATACAAATTGTATATGCAGCACACACTTATGTCCTATGTACGGATATTATGCCCACCGTCAAGTACTGCTAGTTCAAGCAAAACCCTCTATATTAGAGTCGTTTACCATAAAACGCACACCCCATTTCCACGTCCAATGACGGAATTGGAGGAAAAAGAGCAAGAAATTAACTTCTTAAAAGCAAAAATAGATTCAAAAACCCGAAAAATAATTACATTTCGAAACATTTTAAATAGAGAACGCGGACGGGCTGAATATAACTACAAACGAATGCAAACCAAATTTCGTGCAATGTACGCCGCCGAAAATAAATATGAAGATTGCCCTGTATGTTACGATACTATCGCCCCAGAAAAGTTAATCATACCTAACTGTTTTCACTACATATGCGTATCATGTGTAGTGAAATGTGAATCATGCCCAATGTGTCGAGATGATTATGACCGATACATCGAAAATGATGAACCCACTCATGTATTGGCGTGAGTGTTTAGACCAGACCCCCAGTAAAGACCACCACTTTAGTGGGTGGCGACACTAATATTGACTCTGGTTGTAATGTACAGTTAGAAGACGGCTGAAGTATATATGTATCATCGAGGTTTGCATATAATTCAAAGACCGTTTTTTCTCGAATATCTTGTTCGGCAATAGATTTTGCCAATGCGTTGGATATAGGTGCATCTGCTTCTTTGTCCAAAATATATTTAATATTGAACCCATAAACAAAGCCGGGACTAGTGGTAAGTATAATGCCACTTATTTTTAATATTCCCACATAGGCTTCGCAAAAATAATTGAAAGTCCCGGTCGACCCAGCCGGAGGCGATAATATGGCCGAAATAGAATTATTCTGTAAGAATTGACTGGTTAGTTCGATATTATTCGCAAGGGTTGTATTATTATACGTCACCCGAAAGCTAAGGGTGGAAGTCGCAATAGACGTAGTTATTGTTGCTCCGGCGCAATTAGCTGGCAACGCGGACCCTTTCATTCGAAATAAAATTGGGGTTTGGTAAGTAAATTGCGTATACGGTTGTTGTATTGGCTTGCGAATGATTAACTTAGCAACCTCTATGAATGTAGAATTATCTGCACATAATTGATTCGTATTTGCAGTAAAAACCCATTGAGTATTATCTTCGTATAGATTTTCTGCGTATGCATTTGTATCTTTCGTGTAATTATATAAGGGGACGTTGGGGTCTTCAACTAAATATATGGGGGGGCCAGGCACGCCAGCAGACGTGGTCAATACCGGAATCTTATAGTCATTAGGACAAACAACTCTTGCGGTGTTATACCCCCCGCGCAATGTTGCTGCCAATTTCTGTTTTTGTGTCATTCTCGGTCCCTGCGTCGAATTTTTGTTGTACTTCAATATTTCTGTTTTACGTCGCATATTTAATTGCTCTTGTGTAAATGCTGGATAAGGAGATATTGGTTCATATCGTATAGGAGGTATATTATTAAGTTGAAATTGCTTACGTTGTTCGCATATACCGCTTAAATCGCTCATTTAACATAAGCATAGAAATATTTATGCGTATGTTATATTCTATCATATTGAATGATGGCACAACTAAAGCTTGGCGGTATACCAAGACGTGGATAAATAGTTGTAATTGGCCATTTCTTTTTTACTAGAGACGGTAGTGATATTAGGTCCGGATGCCACTATTTTTGATATTTGAAAAATGTTGAGTGCATGGTCATAATATCGCAAGTTGGATAATTTGCCCAAAAATCCACCATTTTTGCAAATATTCACATCGTAATAATTCTGCAATGGAACTTTGGTTAAATTTAATCGACCCGCGACTGTACCGTTTATATACACGTCCATTATCGTATTTTGAAGGCGAATAATTACATTTACCCACTGTTTCAATGGAATATCATCCACATCAATAAACTCGGTGCTACCTGATGTCGTGGTTGACATGACAATTCTTAAAGATGCATAACTGGCTGAACGATTACCAGTTGGAGTAACTTGCGCGATATACAATCCTGGTCCATTGTTGACTTTCGCAATGCCAGTGACTTCGTCAAACTCGTTCGTACCCTTATGAAAAACGTGTCGATACTTATTATCTGTGCCACTTCCGGGTAACTCGTCAATTCGTATCCAAGTCGACCATGTGAATTCAATGCCACTCGATTCGTTATTTGACCTACGAATAAGCACTGAACCTGCTTGTTTCGGGTCTTGTGAGATTACCGTACCATTTGTTCCATCAATCATTCCATTCACTAAATATGGACTACTCGACGGATTCATAAAATATTGAATAAGTAAAACCCCTAAATTCAAGAGAAACAAGAATACAATGACGACTAAAATAAGAAATGCGAACTTGGCAATGATTGTATTTGACGACAAGAACCCACTAGACGCGTCTACCCCTGTCTGTGCCTGTTGTGAAAATTCGCTTATACTAGAGCTGACTGTTTGAGAGAGATTATTCATTGATTCGCTTATACTATTGCCTATATTTTGAACACTTTGCGGTATTTCTATGCGCGAAGCGGTTGTTGCTGGCGGTAGTGTATTCATAATCGTTTAATATATTATATAAGTATAAAACGATTTGATAAAAATTAGAATATTGAAAACTTAGATTGTTCTATATTGTCCTTAACAATAGACAAGTCAACGCCATATGATGATATGAAATTTTTGACTCGTCCCTGACCATTGCCGCTCATATATTCACTCCATACGGTTTGCGGGTCAATCGGCTCAGACCAATGTTGAAATTTGGACACGTAAGCATCGAATGTAGTACCGCCACCCATAATCATATCTTTGCTTGTGGGAGTAGCCGGCCCGTTCTGCCCGTCAATCATTCGACCTGACTTGATTAGCTTGCCATCTAAATATGCATCCACATACTGATTATCCACGCTTACTACGACATGTGCCCACTTTTGTAGAGGGAAATTATCCGTTATTTCGAGTGTTTTTGCTGGAGCGCCCCCATTCATAGTAATATCACACTTTAAGACAGGTGCAGTCGAATCTAAATATAGCTTAATGTTATTAGCTCGTGAAAAAATGGTTTTAGTAACACCCGTATTCCAAGAGTTTACAAACACCCAAATTCCATACGCATAACGCAAACTTGCAGGATTATTCGTGATAGGTATAGCCGGGTTTGTTGCACTTAAACTAGCTGTTTTGGACAATTCTGTCGATTTTAACAGGAAATATTTGTATAATATGTAAAATAATAGTACGACCACTATGGCTAAAATAATAGCAACTGTATTCATTTAAGTCTATATTAAATCATTACAAATTAATTGTCGGCGGTGCTTTTTTCATAAATACATTGTACATGGTCGCAATTCTATGTTTGCTGAGCGGTTTTGGATAATAACGTATATTGCTAATTGCGCCATGCAGTCCATCTATACTGCCGGTTGTAATGACATCGGCGGCATTAATTATCGGCATTTTTCCATTCGCAAATGAAAATGTTCGTTCTAAATTCCCATTTACAAATAAATCCGCGTGTGTTGAACTATAGTTAAATACTAAGTTATTCCATCGTTGCATCGGCATCTTCAACTCGTAATACGACGAATCTTTGTCTTGTGTTGTAAAATAGATGCGATATACATGTGCCGCGTCTGGATTATCTCCTGGAAAATAAGTTACTTTTGGTTTGCCCTTGCCATAGTCAAAAATAACAGATTCTTTATTATACGCAATTTTATTCGTACTATGGGCGTTTACATAGGTCCACATGGAAATCGCATAATTTTGAAAAGGCGTTTTGTTTATATTTCCGGCCAGTTGAAAATCCAGATCTGGTATAACATTACGCCCGCCAAGCGAAAATGTGTTCGGTGAATTTAAGAATACACTACCTTCAAGCACTGGGATACCGTCTTTGCTAGAAATATGGGCGATTAGCTTGGGAATATATACATAAAGCAATAGCAGCAATAATTCTACAACGAATAGTATCAAAACTGGGCTGGTGGTTAACTTAAACTCGGTAATAATATACTGTACAAAAGACAGTAACAAGCAGGGTATGTAAAATAAAAAGTAAACAAAGAATCCTCCCCAGCCAGTAAACGATTTCAAATAATTACTAAATACATAAAAGAATAAAGCAAGCCCAACTGCCAAAATAAGTGTAGCGAGTGCCCCTGTTAAATATGCAAAAAAGGTAAACGTTTGTATATCGACCTTTATAAATGTATAAATAACTATTGCTAGTAACATAAAAGCGCCAAATGTAGCAGCTACAAGAAACCGATTGTTATTAAATCGAGCCTGCAATTGCGTAAACATGAAATAACCTATACCAATTATTAAAGCAATGACCGCAGTAGATACATTGCCCGAAACAGATTGGTTATTGTTACTATTCTTTAAACCATCATTAATCGATATTCCTGCAATAATGATGGATATAACTAATACCAAGTACTTGTTGTATGATTTTATGAATTCGACACCTTTCGTTATTATTGGTTGTTTCGTGGTATCTATGTCTGACATTCTATAAACTGACTATAGATTATATAATACATGCATTTTTGATATTTACATATACCAAAAATACTATATAATTACACCATCGAAACTTATAGGTTCTCCATGGTAGTTTTCTTACCGTGACATTCACGGCATAATGCAACTAAATTATCTACATGATTACTTCCTCCATATTCTAGACGTATTTTATGATCCACCTCGAACCAAGCAGTTAATTGGTGTTGGCAGTCCCCACATTTCCAGTCTTGTCTAGACGCCACAAACTTCTTTTTGGTTTCACTTACAGAACGCTTTGTCGCCTTTTTCCCCGATTGCATAATGCGTGTTTCAGCAGTTACATTGGATGTATCTGGCATGGCTAACACGGTCCGCATATGATTGCCCCCATCCATACTATTGTATTGTTGTTCAGCAAATTGTTGTCGGCTAGTAAAATCCAAAATAGGAGAAATCATGTTGGTGGTATTGCGGTCAATCGGTAAATATCGCAAATAATCGTTTGATGCGCTCAGCATTTGTTGTGCGCGTAGTGGGTTACGCTTAAACAAAATATATATCATTAGTGCGCCAAATGCAACGCCCGCCATTTGATAATATTTTTTGCCCGACATGAGCATTTTCGCATACTTCCCATCTGTGTATATGTTGGCGATTATAAATCCGGCAATGATTATGATATACAACTCTAACCGCATCTTTATATTATCTAGAGAATATTTGTGTACCTTATTCATAATACATGTATATCAAAAATACGACGAGAACTATGAAAAATGCATACAAATAGTGCCGGCGCAAATTGATTTGTTCTGCTAAATATATTGGTTTCGGCTTATAATTCGAGCGATATTTGGCTAGCGCCTCTGGTAAAGACAGTTCGGGTTTTTCTAGCGAAACGTTGATTTTGTTGTGAATAAAATGCATCCAGCGTACGAAAGACTGTTTTGAGCATAAATAGGGGGTTACTGGATATTTGTCTAACATGCGGCTAAATTTGTCGCCGATTTCGCTTATTGGAATAAATATGGGTATGTTTTGAATTAAATCGTAATATTTGCGTTTTAACACTTCGTTTGGATTTTCTGGATAACATTCCGCAACTGTATGTAAAAAAAACCAATAATGAGGTCCCCATACGGATGGTTCAAACAACATTGACAAAGATGTATATAAAGATTCCTTATTATATTTACTTAGGATTTATCGTATTACTATAAAAATGGCAGATAATTATTGTAATAATTGTGGGAAATACGGACATGTATATCATTTATGTAAATTACCGATTATAAGTATAGGCGTCATTGCATTTCGCATGGTCGATTCAAAAATACAATATTTGACAATACGGCGAAAAGATACATTTGGTTTTATTGATTTCATGCGCGGTAAATATTCAGTGCATAACAAGGACTATATTATGAATATGATTATACAAATGACGAATGTAGAGAAACAGTACTTACTTACGAAAACGTTTGCCGAATTATGGAAACATATATGGGGCGAGAATGTGATTAGCAATCAATATAAACATGAAGAAAATGGGTCTCGAGATAAGTTTGAAATGTTGCGGTCTGGTATAATGTGCAAAGGTGAGCAATATTCGTTGGCGTCGTTAATCGATGATAGTAATCAATACAAACAATGGGATGAACCTGAATGGGGATTTCCAAAGGGGCGGCGTAATTTTCAAGAAAAGGATTATGATTGTGCCATTCGCGAATTTTGCGAAGAGACCGGGTTTGACCGTAAACATTTACACAGCATACATAATATTTACCCTTATGAAGAAATATTTACCGGGTCGAATTATAAATCGTACAAACATAAATATTATATAGCCTATATTCCACACAAGCATAGTGAAAATCTTGCAAATTATGAAATTACAGAAGTAAGTAAAATGGAGTGGAAAACGTTTGACGAATGTATTTCAATCATGCGGCCTTATAATTTAGAAAAAAAGAGATTGCTTACAAACATTCATAATACATTGACCCACTATTACATGATGTATATGTAATTCGACAGTAAAGTAAATAAATGAAATATATGTGTAAAATATATACATATATCTTAAGACATGCCGAAAAAGACGCGTAAAGAACCAAATGACACATCGCCGTCTACGAATAAAACGCGTCGTAAATTAAAGATTAAGCCTATTATTCCATCGCCACCACCAACACAGCCAGAGCCAATAGTGGATACGATTGTAAATGCCCTGTCTGCGCTAAATCCATTTCACAATGCACCGGTAGAAGTAGAACCGGTACAATGGCAAGAACAAGCTGCTGGTCCTGTGCCCGGACCTGTGCCCGATGCAAATATAACATGCGAAGATAAACGATGTCCGGTTGGATATCGATGCGACGATAATAAGGTATGTTACAAGTTGAAAGATATTGAATTAACTTCAAACGATCAACGTGTTGTGTTATCGGTTGACGACCATCGCAAAAAGACGTATGACATTGACCTTTTAACGCGCAATTTTGATAGAGTCTTTCAAC